CGTGGCATTATGACTGATGAGGAATATGAACAGGAGTATGAGTGCTCATGGACAGCGGCTATACGTGGTGCGGTGTATGGTAAAGAAATGGCAGCGGCATTAAGGGATGACCGGATAGGGTTTATACCTATTGAGCCTAGTATCCCAGTGCACACCTTTTGGGATTTGGGCATATCAGATTCAATGTCTATCTGGTTTGTTCAGGCTGTAGGGAAGGAAATACGGTTTGTTAACTACTATGAGCATACCGGTGAAGGCATGGCGCACTACATTAATCACTTGGATCAGTTTAAAAGGGATCATGGTATTAACTACGGCGAACACTTCGCGCCGCATGATATTGAGGTAAGGGAGTTATCTACAGGCAAGAGTCGCAGGGATACTGCATTACAGATGGGCATAGCCTTTAGAGTGGTTCAGCAGCATAAGGTAGCTGATGGTATTGAGGCGACTAGACGGCTATTTAGCCGGTTCTGGTTTGATGAGAAGCGCTGTCGGCATGGTATTGAGTGCATTAGCCAATATCGCTATGAGTATGACGAGAAGAAAGGTGTGTTTAGGGATAGCCCTTTACATGACTGGGCTAGCCATTGTGCTGATTCATTGCGTCAATTAGCTATGGGATGGCAGGAAGTGCTAACACAGAAGGAAAGAAGCCATACTCCGGTGATTGCACAGTCTGATTTCGAGGTATTCTAGTGGATACCGCCAATAAACACACAGTTCACTGGTATGTAATATTCCGTAAGACTACGCTAGATCATTGGGTTTTCAGATGGTTAGAGCCTGAGTTCCAGCACTGTTATGCGGTTAAAGAGAGCCCTGGTGGTGAGTTCTGGCAGGTGGTGGATGCTAAGAACAGCGTTACAGAGGTTAGTCTGTTGAGTAAGCTGGATTATCCTCATATCCGATGTATTGCCCCTGATAGCGTAATCCTATCAATTAAGGCTATAATCAACCCTACAGACTATCGCTATACGTTTTGCGTGTTTAATTGTGTAGAGGTGGTAAAATCACTACTGGGGATCAGGGCGTTCTGGTGCTGGACTCCCTACCAATTGTATAAGAGGTTAAGTCATGGGTGATGAACTAAAGAAGTCGTTTAGAAGGGGAACAAGCCTAGCAAAAGGGCTTAAGGTAGGTGAGAAGGTGGGGAAGGCTATTGAGAAGCCATTACGCACAGGTGCCAGTGCTGCCCGTCGAGATGCAGCGGCACAATTAAAAGAGCAGCAGCAAAAACAGGCTGTCATGCTGGCTGAGAAGGAAAGCGAGATAGCAGAAAAGCGGTCATTTGCGCAGTCTGGCCGTGCTGGTCGTCGCTCTCTCATCAAATCATCCCCTACAGGTCTAGCAACTACACTGGGCGGCTAATATGGCTTACACACTCCCTAATGGGTTAGGCGGCATGGAAGCTGTTATTAAACGATTTGGCAAGGCTAAAGAGCGCAGAGAGTTGTGGCGTTCGTTGTTACAGGAAGCCTATGACTTCGCATTGCCTCAGAAGGAGACATTTAACTTCCATTCTCCAGGCCAGAAAAAGAACCGTCACATCTATGATAGTACTGCGGTTGCTGGTGTTAGGACGTATGCAGCCCGCATTCAGTCGGCCCACACGCCACCATGGAAGCAATGGTTTAATTTTGTTGCGGGCACTGATACGCCAAAAGGGGATAGGGATAATCTCAATAAGCAGTTAGAAGAAGCTACGGACATTTTCTTTAATCACCTTGATGAATCTGATTATTCTAATCAATCCACTGAGTCTGATCAGGATTTAGCTATTTCAACGGGTGCTATGTTCTTTGAAGAGGGTAACGAGCTAGAGGGCGAGCCGTTATTTAAGTTTACGTCTATTCCATTGGCTCAGTTGTACCTAGAAGCGGGTGAGGGTGCCAAGAATACTGGCTGGCGTGAGCATGAGGTTCCTGCCCGTAATGTGCCTGATATGTGGCCACAGGGCGACTTCGGTGATGACCTACAGAAAAAGATAGATAAAGCTCCAGATGAGAAGATCAAGATTATCAACGGTGTGCTTAAGGCTGATGGTCAATGGCATCAAATAGTCGTTTATGAGCCTAAGAAGCAATTAATCTTCACGCAGTCCTTTACCACTTCACCTTTAATTATCTACCGGACTAATGTTATTCCTGGTGAGGTGTATGGTCGTGGCCCTGTCATTGATGTATTGGCGGATATTCGTACTGCTAATAAGGTCAAGGAGTACATCTTAAAGAACGGTGCCTTACAGATGACAGGTGTTTATACGGCTCTGTCTGATGGCACGTGGAACCCGCATACCGTACGGATTGCGCCTGGCTCTATCATTCCAGTGGGCAGTAACTCTAATCAGAATCCATCTATGAAGCCGCTTGATAACAGTGGGCGCTTGGATGTTGGTCAGATTATCCTTGAGGACTTGCAGGCCAATATTAATAAAGCCCTGTTTGCTAATCCTATGGGTGATATTGATGATCCTGTTAGGTCTGCCACTGAGAACATGCTAAGGACTCAGGAGATGCTAAGGACTTCTGGGGCTTCTTTTGGTCGATTAAACACCGAGAAGATCAAGCCAATTGTTGAGCGTGGTGTTGAGATATTGGCGTCCAATGGTCGATTACCGGCTATTAAGGTGGATGGAAAGGAAGTCTCTATTAGAATGCAGTCACCACTGGCACAAGCTGAGGAGCAAGAGGAGTTTCAGTCATTCCAGGTGTGGTGGGCTCAGATGCAGACATTACCTCCAGAAGTAGTGGCATTGGGTGCTCAGGTGGAGAATATTCCCAATTGGACTGCTGAGAAATTAGGATTACCAACGGCTGATCTAGCGAGAAGCGCAGAAGATATAAAGGCTGCATCACAACAAATAATGCAAGCAGCCCAACAACAAGAGGGTTTAGACAGTGGAAGCGTTACCGGAGAATAGTATTGATGCCTTTCTTGATGAGGGCTTAGAGCAAACCAATAGCTTTAAAGATGCTATGGAGCAAAATAACATTCTGTTGCATAAGGTATTTGTGCAGAATCAAGATGGTGTGGAGTTATTAGCTAAGTGGCGAGACAGCCTCATAATGACCCCTACGCTAGACCAGGACAGTACCGTCATGGCTGCTGGCCTAAACGAAGGTGAAAAGAGATTCATTAGAAATATCATCACCGCAATACAATCAGTGGAGCAAGAACTATAGTGGATATTACCCAAGATTACTTAAGAAGCATTCTTTACTATAATCCGCAATTTGGCATCTTTGTTTGGAGAGAGGATAGGCCGAGGGCTAAGGCTGGCGAGATTGCGACAAAGGCGCACAGAGGGTATGAGAGAATATTTCTTAAAGGCGCTTATTATTTCGCCCATCGTCTAGCGTGGTTATATACTTATGGTGATTGGCCTACAGACATGATTGACCACATCAATCAAAAGAAGGGTGATAATAGGATTGGCAATCTAAGGGATGTGTCGAATACTGAAAATCAGAGAAATAGAAAAGGAAAAGACTTAGGTATTGCATGGATTGAGCGCAGCGAGAGTTGGCAGGTTACGATTGGGTCAAAATATATAGGTATTTTTAAAGATAAAGAAGATGCAATAAATGCCCGTAAAGCTGCCGAAGTGCAGTATGGGTATCATGAAAACCACAGTGGAGAATGATATGAATGATGTTGTAGATAACCCAGCAGATACGCCTAGTGATGCCGATGTAGTGGCTAATGCTATTGAGCGACCTGAGAATGTGCCAGAGAAATTCTGGAATAATGAGACTAAGAGCGTTAACAATGATGCGGTGCTTGAGTCTTATAACCAGCTATCCAGCAGGTTTGGTGCCTTTACGGGTGCGCCTGAGTCCTATGAGTTTTCCTTATCTGAGCAATTGACAGAGAAGGGTGTCGAGTTAGATGGTGAAAATCCGTTAATTAGTCAGTTTACTGAATTGGCCAAAGAAGCGGGCATGAATCAGGACATGGCTAACAAGCTGGTAAATATGTTTGTTGAGGGTCAGTATGCTGATAGCCTGGGTGCCGAGGATGCTGAAACAGCTCGACAAGCCGAGGAAATGGCTAAACTGGGCGATAATGCT